GTAACCGCATTCTATGATGCAGACGGTAACACATTGTTTGATGTTACGAATGACAGGCTAAAAGAGGAATACGAGGCAATGGAAAGTCTGGATGAAACAGAGCCGAAGTCAGAGATTGGAAGAGCCATTGCAGGGATTGAGAAACAGGCATTTGACGAGGCTGTGTATATGGGGAAGACTTCCCTTGCGGATATTGTGACAGGGAATGTTCCTGATCCGACACCGGAAGAAGTGCAGAAGGCAATGGAAGAGCAGGTAGGAGCAGAGGAAGCAGAAGGTGATGAACCGGGCGATGATTCTTGCGGCCAGGATATTGAGGAAACTCACGATACTGAAACGCAGGAGGCTTCTGAAAATGGTGGAGAGGAAGAAAAAACGGATCCTGAGCCGACAGCAAAGGGCATCGATGGAGCTGTTGCAAAGCTGCAGGGAGAATTGAAAAAGGCAAAGGAAGGCTATGCCGAGCCTATCCTGTCACACATGATTGACCGGTGCAAAGAGTCGGAGACATTGGCTTATGCGGTATGCCAGACGCATAAGACCTGGGAGAAGTGCTTCAAGTACATCATGGATCAGGCACGAAAGCTCAAGAGTGGCAACTGTGCCATGGTAAAGGATTCCGTAGTCTATGAATGGGCAGAGGACTATTACAGACTGGATGATAAAGCTCTTGAAGAGAAAAAGGCTATGGAAGCCAAGGAGAGAGAAAAGAAACAGAAAGCCGATCAGCAGAAGCGTCTGGACGGCATGAAGAAGCGTGCTGAGAAAAAGACGGAGACAGCTGGAAAAGATAAGGCTGCCAAGGAAGCTCCGAAACCGGAAGCAAAGGCGGACAAACCGAAGAAAGAGCCGGAGAAAAAAGAAGCTCCTAAGAAGAGGTCGAATGAACTTGAAGGGCAGATGGATCTGTTCTCAATGATGGGGCTGTAAGGAGGGATGTACGATGGAAAAAAGAAAGCTGTCTGCATTGCCTAGGCCAGAGGCAACAGCAGAAATGGTTGAAATGGCAGATAGACTGGACGGAATGGAGCACATTGTGACTGCGGAGCTGGTTGATGATAACAAAATACTGCTTCTGAATTTCTATGAGGTGTCGAAGCTCAAAAAAAGAAAAACGGAAGCAGCATTTAGGACATTTCTGTCGAGTGATGATTATATCACGCAGGACCTGTCACAGTCAAAGGTTAAATGGCTTACAGCTGCATTTGATAATATGCAGGGTTTCCGGCTGTGGGAGTACAAATGGGATCAAAAAACATGGAAAAGCGAACATATTCCAAAGGTGTTTATCTGGACAGCAGAGGACAAGGGCATCATAGAGAGCTTTTTCAAGGCTTACCGCAAAGACACTGACGAGAACGTATGGAATGCTATTGACAGATTCCAGGACAAGGTCAAGGCAGAACGACTGGCAGAGAAGCACAGAAAAGTCCTTGCACCGATTGATCTGCGGATGGAGCCGATAGGAGAGCCTTCACAGGATTTTACCGACTGGGTATGGGAACAGGGCATGAGTTTCAGCCGGTACGGAATTTATAAAGAGACATCCAAGGGAAAAGCAGAATTTGAGTGTACGCACTGCCAGAAGACAGGAATCGTTGACCGGAGCAGGATAAGACTTCGGAACAATGAAAAGGGGGAATGTCCTTTCTGCGGAAGCAGAGTGACATATAAGGCAAGAGGAAAAATGCCATGCCAGATAGCAGATGAAAGATGGTTCATATATGTGGATCGGCAGGAGGAAGGTTTCTTACTCCGGTACTTCAAAGCATGGAGACACATAAAGAATGACGCAATGACAACAGGCAGCATATGTAAGAAACGCATTGAAGAAACCATGCATGAGTACAGCCGCTGTTTCTGCACATTCTTCGGCGAAAAGATGATGAAGGAAAGCTATGAATGGGGAGTGTACCACCAGAAGGGGAATTCACGCTGGATTCCGGATGAGGGAAATATCGCATGCATGGAGTGTATCTTATATCCCGGAAATCTTCCGCAGGCATGGGAACACACACCAATGAAGTATTCCGCACTGGAAATTCTGGCACAGAACATGCCGACCACGGCTTTCAGATACGAGGATGCCATTGATATTTATCTGAAATTTCCGAAGCTTGAGTGGTTCTGCAAAATGGGCTTGAACCAGCTGGCGAAGGATGTGGTAAGAGGCTACAACTACAGCGGGAACATGACGGGCAAGGTCAATTATAAGGCTGACACCATCTATGAAATCTTAGGGCTGAATAAGGTCAATACGAGGACACTACAGGCAATAGACGGCAATCATTACGAACTCCGCCTGTTGCAGGTAGCACAGCAGCTTGGTATCCAGATGAAGCCGGAGCAGTTAAAGGAATTTTACGAAACCTTTGAATGCAACACAGATCTTCTGAAGGAGAAGAACAGAAAGGTATCGCTCCATAAGCTCTGCCGGTACATAGACAGGGAGAGTGAGAGATACCCGATCGGAGAAAAGAATACCTGCATGTGGGGCTATTCCTACAACAGGTATAAAGAGAGAACGGATCCGCGAATAGAGAGAAAACAGAATATGGCACATGACTGGCTTGAGTATATAGGGTGGTGCCGGGAACTGAAATATGACCTTAACAACATGTTTATTTATATGCCTAACAATTTCAAAAAGGTACATGACAGAACCGCAGAAGAATATAAGGCATTGCAAGATAAAAAAGCTGCAGCTGAAAAGAAACGCAGAGAGAAACTTGCCGCCAAGAAAATGGCTGAGACCAAAAAGGCAATGGAAAAGATATTTACCCAAAATGAGGGTGTAAATGCTTTCCAGATAAAGGGAAAAGGTTTGATATTGGTGGTCCCTCAGAGCGGAGATGAAATACGTAAGGAGGGCGAGGCTTTGCACCATTGCGTTGGAGGATATGTTGAAAGAGTGGCAAGAGGGGAAACAAATATTTTCTTCATCAGAAAAGCAGATCATCCAGAGAAATCCTACTTCACTATGGAATGGAGAGACAACAAAATCATTCAGTGCAGAGGTATGAAAAATTGTGGAATGCCACTGGAAGTAAAAGCTTTCGTGCAGGTTTTTGAGAAGAAAATGCTGGAAGCAATAAACCATGATAAGAAACAGCAGAAAGCGAGGAGGTGTGGGTAATGGCAAAAATAAGCAGCATAAGAAAAGGTTCCGTACAGTGGAATGAAGAGGACAGACTTCAGCTGGCCACATTGCTTATAAAATGCGGTTACACAGTAAGAATTGGAAGAAAGCCTGTTGCAGGGAGAGAGAATGTGAAGAATGCTCCGCAGGAATACTATGTTGAATATACGGAAGGAGGAAGCTTCAATGAATAGATCGGGGATAGAGTGGTGTGATCACACATGGAATCCTATTACGGGATGCAATCATGGATGCCATTACTGCTATGCGAGGATCATGACAACAAGATTCTCCGGTAATGTTCGTCTGAATAAAATGGCAGTTGATAATTATTCCGTGATAGAGCAGGGGGATAGAAAACTGTATGTACTTGATGAACCTATGAAGAATGAAACAGGACATGATCTGGTATATCCGTTCGGATTTGAGCCAACCTTCCATAGGTACCGGCTTAACACACTGGACAAGATGAAGATGGGAAATAATATCTTCGTTGGAGCCATGGCAGATGTCTTCGGAGAATGGGTACCGGACAGTTGGATAGATGAAATTATGAGAGCCTGCGAAGAACATCCGATACATAATTTCCTGTTTCTTACAAAGAATCCAGACCGATATGTTAGTTTGCTTTTGAAAGACAAGCTGCCGGAGTTACCCAATATGTGGTATGGAGTGACTGTAACAAATTCACCACAAGCAATGACAGCAGAGGCAGCAATGCAGGATCTGCCTAATAACGCACATTCATTTTTGAGTATAGAACCAATAATGGAGGATGTAATTGATGCACTGAAAATTACCATAGCCAATTTTACAGACTGGGTAATCATAGGTGCAGAAACCGGAAGGAAAAAGGATAAGGTAATCCCTAAGATTGAGTGGATAAATCACATTGTAAGCTGCGCAGACGCTTACGGAGTGCCGGTGTTCATGAAAGACAGCCTGATTCCTATTGTTGGTGAGAAGAGTATGAGAAGAGAGTTCCCGGAGCAACTGCAACATAAGAGGATCAGCCAGAAAATGCAGGATAAGTTATATGATATATGTTACTCCTGCGGAGAAAAAAATAAGAAAAGAGAAATGATAACAATTTTAGCAAGATCAAAAAGAGGGGAGCAGCCAAAACAGTTCTGTTTTATGTGTAGGAAGTGCTTTGAAGGTTTTTGCAAAGAAAATGGTATTGAGATGCCAGACTTAATGTACAGGAAGGAGATCAACAATGGAAAATAACAACATCGATAACAATCAGGTAACAATATTAGGAGATATCGCAAGCGGATTTACGTTCAGCCATGAGATATTCGGAGAAGGATTCTACAGCATGGATGTTACTATACCAAGACTTAGCGGCGTATGCGATATTATTCCGGTCACTGTATCAGAAAGGCTTATAAATGTGAAAGAGAATCTCCTTGGCAGAAAGGTTCTTATAAAAGGACAGTTCCGGTCATACAACAAGCATGAAGAAAGCAAAAATAGATTGAAATTGTCTGTATTCGCCAGAGAAATTATGCTCGACTTTACTGATGATGAGACAGGAGGTAACGACGACATCAATGAAATATATATTTCAGGACATATCTGCAAGGAGCCTGTATGCCGCACAACGCCACTCGGAAGAAAAATCGCAGATCTGTTACTGGCCGTAAATAGACCTTACGGAAAATCTGACTATATTCCGTGTGTATGTTGGAGCAGAAATGCAAAGTATGTTGGAAGCCTTCCTGTTGGAACCAAGTGCGATATTAAGGGACGCATCCAATCAAGACAATATGTGAAACATGGTGAGAATGGAGAACCGGAGTACAGGACAGCTTATGAGATATCCGTTCAGACAGTAGGAGTTGAAGAAAATGACAAGTCCTAACAGAAGCCTAATCGGAAGGAGAAACAGACAATCCGGAGAGATGTTTGAAAAATGGCTGGAAGATTCCTGCGAATTCTATTTTTCACAAGGAGTGGCATGTATCGACAAGACGCCAGAGCCAATGAAGCCTTTAAAGCCTTATGGTGATAGAAAAATGGGACAATATATAGCCTGCTTTACCAAAAAGGCGCAGCCGGATTTCAAAGGGGCTCTGTGTGATGGCAGCTGCATTGTATTTGATGCAAAACATACGGATACGGATAAGATTCAGCAGGGCGCAGTAACGGAGAAGCAATGGGAAACATTTGATCGTTACGAGAAGATGGGAGCCCGCTGCTATATTGTAGTCTCTCTCGGAATGAATGAGTTCTTTAGGGTTCCGTGGAATGTATGGAAGTCCATGAAAGAGATGTTCGGTCATAAGTATATGACGTTGAAAGAGTTAACACCATATCAAGTAATACAGAAATACTGCAAAATACTTTTTTTGGAAGGAGTAGAGTTACATGAAGATATCAAAGATTGAATTGGCCAGAAAAATAAGCCAGTTGAAAGGAATTGTACCAAAGAAAACCACTATAGACGCCCTACAAGGAATTTTGGTGCAGGATGGTTATTTAATCGCATCTAACACTGAACTGACCGTCAAGGCGACGCTAGGTGGCATAGATGGCGATAATTTCATCATTCCGGCAAAGGCATTTGACCTTATTACAAATCTTCCGGCAGGAGACGTATCGGTCACCTGTGACGGAGATGTGGTTACTATTCAAATGGGGAGTATTAAGAATAAATTCAAAACCTTACCGGTTGAACAGTTTGCATATGCAAGAAGTGATATAGACACAAACCAGGAGGATGTTATTCCTGCAGATGAGTTAAAGAAAGCAATTTCCCATGTTACATACGCCATTTCTGAGAATATGGGAAATCGAACAATGGAAGGGATGTTTTTTGAATGCAAGGACGGGAAACTCAACCTGGTAGGATTGGATGGTCACAGGATTGCGTGGGACAGTTTGGATATGAATGGCAGCTTCGAAATGATCGTTCCGAAACCTGCAGTTGAGAAGATCATGCAGCTGGATATGCAGGGAAATGTATCAATAAGTCATGATAAATATGGTGCGGTATTCCGGACGGAAGACTATGAGATATATACAAGACTGATCGAAGGAAATTATGTTAATTATCGCACATTGTTTACTGAAGGAGAAATACAGACGGCAGTAGAGAAAAAAGCTCTTCTGGATGCAATAAACAGGGCAAAACTATGCGGTGCACAAGAAGATAAAGCGCCGGTATTACTCAATGTTTCCGGACAGAACATAAACATCACTTATAAGAACCAGACAGCAGACTATACGGAGGATGTCAGCACGCAAATCGATGTAGGGGACGGACTGAAAATAGCATTCAATCCAACACTGGTTATGGAGTGTGTAAAGGCTTTTGAATGCGAGAATATATCCATATCCTTTACGAGCAGGAAACATCCGGCAATTATCCATGCAGAGGACAGTGATATGACAGCTCTTGTTCTTCCGGTTAATTTCAAGGAGTAGCCTTTTGGTCCATAAAGGATTTACATATCACGGAGTAACTCGTCAATATGCAATGCAGGAGAGGGGGTTATCCCTCTCCAGAAAGGAGAAATATGATTTGCCCGAAATGCAATAGAGATTTTCCGAGACTTCTAGCTCTGTCCAGAACGGACAATGAAACGATGATTTGTGATGAATGCGGAACCAAAGAGGCTTTAGATGCTGTTGGATTTACAGAAGGAAGTCCTACCAGAGAAGCCATATTGAAAGAAGCATATCACAAGAAAACTCCGCAAGATCGTGTAAAAGCTGTGGTTGCGGCAACCGGAAATCGGTGGGCCATGGAGAATTTTAATCTAACACACAATTAGGAGGATATACAGATGGCAAATTTTGATGAGGATATTATAAGAATTACAGAAGAGGTATTAAGCGATGGAACTGTAGACAGAATTATTCGAGAGCAAGTTGTAAAAGGTTTTGAAAATGCTATATCTAATTCGTTCAAATGGGGAGAATTGGAACAGACTATAAAGGATCGAGTAAAAAATATTCTTGTACCGTTTATTGAAAGTTACGATATGAGTGAATATATAGTAAAACTTGATCAGGTGCTTTCTGATGTTGTGAATAGTACATCTTTGGTAGAAAACAAAAAGATTCTGGAAAATTTCCAGTATTTGATGGTTGAACCTACAGAGAAAGAAATAAAACTGTCTGAAATTTTCAAAGAGTACAAATGCTTTGTATCAAGAAATATGGAAATAGAAGGCAGGAAAGTATCTTTTGACGACGGAACTCCAGAATACGAAGAGATGGCAGTTAACATGGAATTTGAAGAGGAAGACGAAAGATCTTGGAGTTCATTCAGATATGCAACTGTTGACTTTACTGTAGATGATCAGAACCAGGAAGACGATCTGAATAGAACGTTGCGATTGTCATTATGGGATGGATCTCGCAAACCGGGATGGGAAATCCGAACAGAATGCAATCCTGCAATTTCTTCCCTGAGACATTTGGATAAGTTTGATCTGTTAATGGTAAGGCTACAGAGAGCTGATGTAAGGGTAATTGATGATGTTCACCATGAAGATGATTATGTATATTCCGATACGAAGCCGGAACCGACATATGAGTAAAATAAATGGGCAGTTTGTATTTGATGAGTTTATGAATATATCTGAGGAACAAAAAACTTGCGCTGAAATAGTAATGCCAAGAACTCAGATGTTGGATCCGTGCTATTACTGTTTATGCAATTCGTGTATCAATAATGCAGAGAGCGTTACCATTACTCCAGATGAAATTCCAGATGATTGGAATCCATGCTTTTTCTGCGATATGTGCAGAAAATATGACGGAAAAAGCATGAAAAACATGGAAAGAGAAGAGTGTTCGAAATATGTGATAGATAATCATCATGCACTGTTAAACCGTAAAAAGATAAAAATTATGAGGTGAGATAATGAAAGATAATGAAGCGCTTAAATACTTAAAAGAAGCGAACAGAAAGAATGACATGCTTTGCGTTTTACCAAATTCCGACATAGGGAAATGCCTTATAAATGCACTTGAAGAAATCCAACAGTACCGGGAAATCGGTACCGTGGAAAAGATAAAGGAAGAACTGGACCGATTAAGAAATGACAACGAATGCCAAGGGTTGTATTTCACATTTGAAGAAAGGCAGGATTTAGCAAGACAGCATAAGGAGTTAGAAGCATATCGATCTATCGGCACAGTAGAGGAATGCCAGGCGGCAATGGAGAAGCAGAAAACAAAGCAAGGATGGATTCCGTGTAGCGAGCAGCAGCCGCCTGTAGAAACAGAGGTTTACATACTTGCCAAGAGAAAATATAAAGGCGGAGATTGTAAGTATATCAGAACAACAGCAATGTATGAGGACGGGACGATCTTAGAAAATGATAGCTGTTGGCGTTGGGAAGATATAGAAGGAGAGTGGGACGAGGAAAACGATTGTTATATTATCCCGGAAGGCTGGTGGGAAAACAGACACTATAATCCTGATGAAGTATATAACAACGTGGTTGATGATGAAGTTGTTGCATGGCAGCCACTACCAGAGCTATACATACCATGTACAAACACAGAATGCACATATCATACAGGAAACGAATGTCCTGCACAAGAAGGATGCGCAGGATATCGGCAGAATGGAGAGTGAGAATCATGGCAAAATGCAAAAACTGCACAAACCTCCACGAGCATTGGTGTGAAAAAATCGTTGATAGCCCATGGGAGGATAAAGAAAGAGAATGCGATCAATATAAGTGCATGACACAAGCAGAGAGAATCAGATCTATGACAGATGAAGAACTGGCAGAATGGTTTTCTACTGTGACAGATGATGTGCTTCGTGGAAGTACATGGAGTAAAGATGGGTGGATGAAATATCTGCAGTCAGAAGTGGAGTAGCAAGTTGCCAGCAAGTTAAATTAAAGTTTAGTGGAGGTGCAAGATGAAAGAATTTCCGATTATGAAGAATAATGGGAAGGAATATATTCCTTACGATGTTATTAAACCGCATGAGGAACAGGCATTAAAAAACCACTGCGGACAGACATTAGACAGGTTGGCAGAAAGAGGAGGTCTGTCTTGGGCGGAAGCGTATGCGGTTTTAACAGATAGTAAATTTCCTAGTAGAAAAGAGTATATTTCAGAAGAATTTTATGAGAAAAAAGTCAAAGAGATTGTATCAAATACAGAGTTAAACTGAAATTTAACGGAGGAAGTGAAGATGGCTATATTAAATTATACCACTACGGTGGATAGCTTTAAGACGGTTTCGGAAATCGAACATATCCTGGTGAAGCACAATGCCAAAAGCATCATGAAAAATTATGATGGTGAGAGTATTACGGGGCTGTCCTTTTTAATCGATACTGGCGTCCAGCAGATTCCGGTAAGACTGCCGGTGAAAGTAGATGAATGTCTGGAAGTGCTGAAGAAAGAAAAGAAAAACAGCCCTCGCAGCAACATTAAAGCAACCATGGAACAGGCTGAGCGTGTGGCGTGGAGGATCCTGAAGGACTGGGTAGAAGCGCAGATGGCACTGCTGGATATTCAGATGGTGCGATTTGAAGAAATATTTCTGCCGTACATAGAGACGAATACAGGTCAGACAATATATGAGAGACTGGAAGAGAAACAGTTTTTGTTGGAAGGGTAAATTAAAGTTTAACAAAGGAGCATAAAAATGATAGATGCAGAGGAAACAAAACAGTTTAAGGCAAAACAACTGAGATATAAAAAGCCCATTGTTAAAAATCTTAACCTTGATTTCATCCAACAGGATTTGTGGGACATTCAGGAAGCCTGCGAAGAGGTGCATTGGTACACGGATTCCGAAGATGGGAATGATAGCCTTATCAATGCACTGTCCGGAGATGAAGATGAAGCATATGAATTTAGAATGGAATTTGCAGATCTGTGTGCGGAATGTGAAAAAATGTTTGAGGATATCCAGGAGGAATGGGTTCCGGATTGCTTCAACATATTCTTTGTGGCAGCAGGAGCCGGTGAGACATGCGGAGGACTGCTTGGTTTTGACGAGTACGAACAGGACTACTTAGGAATAGAATGCTCTGATTCTTGGGTAGAGGATGAAACCAAAAAGAAATTGAAGCAGATGACGAAGGACGAAATGATAGCTGCGGCCAGACAGTGTTTTAGGGTTTATTCCGCTTACGTTGGCCTACGGAACCGATACGATAGTCTGAAAGCAGCCATTGACATTTTGCGAGATCAAAACACGGGGCATTTGCAGGTAGTAAAAGAGATTGAGAGGCTTTATGAGGTAGCTGCCGCAAAGCAGGGGCGGTATGCAGAATATAGCAAAGAATGGAGAGAATTTGAACGCTATACCGACGCACTACCGCCGGAAGCTTGGATTGCGTAGGTAAACTGACCTTTATAGGAGGAAAAAGAATGTTTGAACTTAATAGAGACGGTACAATAGCAATAATGCCTATTAATGATATGGCTAATATATGCGGGTATTTTTTTAATGCAGAACTTGACGACAGTTGCGAGACAAGCCCGAACAACGGCTATAACTGCAAACATCCTGAATGTGGAGAGATTCAAGACGATATAGGATGTTGTATGTGTAGTAGTTGTCCTATGGGTTGGGAAGCTGGTGAAGAGGACTGTGATGAATTTGGTATAGAGTACGAAGAAGGAGAGTACATAGTCACAGAAGAACAGGAAATTCTTGACAAGTTAAGTACTTAAACCAGCCTTTAGTGGAGGAAGAAATATGACGATTAGCCAATATTTTTCTGAAAATAATCATAAGGAGGAAATGAGAAGTGAAAAAATATGCGGAAATCACGAGAGATAACAGGATGTGGGATGCACAGAAAACAATATATGGAAATGCTGCATGGGTAAAGCTTCCTGATTGCGGCACAGCAACTGTTATATGGAGAGAAAATGAGGAAGGATATGAGCATGTATCTGTATGTCCTAAAAAGAAGTACGACAAATTAGGCCGAGAAAATCTTCCAACCTGGAACGATATGTGCATCCTGAAAGATATGTTTTTCTATGATGATGAAGAGGTATACCAGATCCATCCTAAAAAGGATCAATATGTTAATAAAATGGAGAATTGCTTACATCTTTGGAAGCCAATCGGGTTTGATATGACAGATATGGTAATGCAAAAATCGCATAAAGAAGGAGAGGAACAATGGACATAGACGATTTGATTTGTGAATTATTAGAAGAACCATGCGCAGGAGAGAAAGGCGGAGTAGTATTCACAAGCCATTCTGTAGAACTGATACATGAAATTGCAGAGAAATGCAAAACAATTCCGATTGTATCTTCCACGCAGAAACAGGCAGAAGAATATGCAGAAGGGATAACAGCGGAACAAGTTTACATGGACATGCTTGTTAAAATTGTCGAAGCGCCTACCAAGATACATATGAGGCTGACCACAAGAATGCTGATACCGATCATCTCGGACAAGCTGAAAGAGAGGGGAATGCGATGAGCAATAATGATAAAGTTACTTCGACTGATATTAAAAAAGCTCTTGCAGAATACCATTCAAAAGATTATTTCATAACAGAATGCAAAACCTGTTCTACATACTTTCCGGATCCACAAGGTCTTCTAAAATTTGATGGTCTGGCTATACGAAAAAGCTATACAGGTCCATGTATAACAGGCTATGAGGTTAAAGTCAGCCGTGGAGATTTTCTACAGGATTCTAAGTGGCATCTGTATTTGCAGTATTGCAATGAATTCTATTTTGTTGTTCCGGCCGGATTGATTGACAAGGGAGAATTGCCAGACAATGTAGGGCTTATATACTATTATCCAAAAACTGGAACCTTGAAAAAAAGAAAAAAAGCTTTATGGAGGGACATAGAGGAGCCTGTAGGAGTGTACAAATATATTATATTTAGCCGGCTTGATCAGGACAGAACTCCATTTTATGAAAGCAGAGCGGAATATGCAAAAGATTACTTGAAAGATAAAAGTGAGAAAAGAAAACTTGGTAAACAATTTGGAAGCAAGGTGGTAAATGACCTTATAGAGGCTCAGGTGAGGCTTGCAGTATTGCAAAAAACTGAGGAAAAGATAAAACTGCTAGATCAGCTAAAAGAAGTAATGAAAAAACATGATGTTGGATTGTATTGCTGGAAGGATGATGAACTTGTAAAAGAATTGGATAAGGCGTTACAAAGCCATTATCCACGAGATCTTGACCGTGTTCGGATGTATCTACAAAATGCGATTGACAGATTAGATGTCATAGAAAAGGAATGCGGTGGAGAAGTGGACAATCAGGGGGCAGAAGATGAAAGTAGTTAGCATTTCAGATTATGGAATACAAATAAGAGAGGGAAGAGCTGAGAGAGTAGGAAAACCATATATAAACAGACTTGGAAATTTGACATATCATACGGAATTCAGAGAGTTTTATAAAACAAAATTAGGAAGACTATCTCCGGAGGAATGGTTTTCAAAGGCGAAGGAAATCGTTGGAATTATCGGAGAAAATGAACTGCTGGATGCCATAGTTGCTTATTGTAAAGAAAACTGTGCATGGCTTCGTAATACCTCTGAGAAAAGAATTGAAGAATACGCTATTGCGTGCCTTGCATCTGGAGCATATACACACTGGAAGGAATTCAAGATGAGAGAGAAGCTGCCAGCGCATAAAGCAATAATCTTTGAAATGAGTGATTTTGATGATTGATATATCCGCCATACGATATAAAGGAGTGATTAAAAGTGACCTGTCTTGGTTGCGGAAGAACACTGAAAAGTGAAAAAAGTATTCAGATTGGATATGGACCGGTCTGTTATAGAAGGATGTTCCCTGGAAAAAAGAAGACTACCATGGATGGAAATAGGAGAGATTACTCTCTGGCAGATGATAAAAATTATTCGGTACCAGGTCAGTATAGCTTATCTGATTATATAGACATGTAAGAAAAAGTTTACAATGGAATAGAAAATTTATGTACTTTTATAGAATAAATTGCTATAATGTAATTATTCAAAAATACGTAAGATACAAGAAGAAAGGCCTTCTTGAGATATACAAAAGGATAAAATGTATGTGTTAAAGGAGGTCTATTTTTATGGGAACAGACAATGAAAGGCCTGTCCTCATCACCCTGTCAAAAGAAGATCTGCAGGAACTAATGGAAAAGGCAGCTGTAGCAGGAGCGAAAGCTGGAATCGACAGGTATGAGGCAGAATTGAAGGATAGGCAGAAAAAGTACAGGGATAAGAGGTACCATAACACAAAGTTGCTTCTCAGAAATTATCGTATGCTGCAGATCAATGCGGAAAATTCTGTTTTTGGTCGTAGTCAGATGGAAGAATCTGCAGCTGATATTCTGGATAATATGATGAACATGTATAATGATGAGGTAATTGTGGAAAGTATAAAGACCAGTGCCACAAGAACGGCCATCATTGTAAGTCATGTAAAGACTATGATCCGGATGTACCAGATATGCTGCGAACAATCCGGAAACGAAATCGACAAAAGAAGATATGATATTATTTACGGATTATATATTTCGGATCCGAAAATCACCAGAAAAGAACTTATGGATAAGTGGAATATTTCATCAGACACCACCTATACAGACGAAAAAATAGCCATTGAGAGGCTTTCTGCTCTGATATTTGGCGTGGATGGTTTGACTTAACATATAATATCCGTATCCGAAAAAGTATCGGTTGACACCCGATTATACAAAGTGTTATCTTGTATTCGTAAAATCATATCAGTCAACAACCCCGGGAATAGAGTCCTGGGGTTTTTTGCTCCTTCTCAAAAAATGTGAAGGAGGTCACAAAATGACAGGGATAATTGTTCTGATTATCTATGCGCTCATTATGGTGGGTGCAACAATACTAATGACAAATAAAGAAGGAAACATGGAAAGGTTTTGCGTGGGAGACCGAAATACTGGGTGGATTGTATCAGCATTAAGCATAGCAGCTACTTGGATTTGGGCGCCGGCACTGTTTACATCTACTGAAAATGCCTATACGAAGGGCTTTGCAGGGCTCTTCTGGTTTTTGGTACCGAATGTATTGTGCCTGATCTTATTCATACCTTTCGCAAGAAAAATAAGAGCAGAAATGCCGCAGGGTATCACATTGTCTGGATATATGCATGAGAAGTATAAATCCAAACCAGTGAGGAATGTTTATCTGTTCCAGCTTGGTGCGTTATCTGCATTATCGACAGGAGTTCAGCTTTTGGCCGGAAGCAAGATATTGAGTATGATCACCGGAATTCCATTCTGGTTAATGACAATCATAATGGCTGTCATAGCATTCTCATATTCTCAGTTTTCCGGCATAAAGGCGTCAATCCTTACAGATGCAATCCAAATGATATTTATGCTGATCGCAAGCGTATGCTTTGTGATATTCGGCATCCGGAATGCGGGAGACATGGATACTTTGGCGAGTGGTATTGGAGGAATCAATAGTGATGGATTCTCGCTCGTGTCGGAAAGAGGATGGGAGATATTCCTTGGTTTCGGGCTCCCAACAACAGTAGGACTTCTTTCCGGGCCATTTGGCGATCAATGTTTCTGGCAGAGAGCGTTCTGCGTAAAGAAAAATCGAATAGGCAGTGCTTTTTTTGTTGGAGCGTTGCTATTCGGTATTGTTCCGTTGTCTATGGGGATTCTTGGATTCATCGGAGCAGGAACCGGATATGTTGCAGCTGATACGGGAGTGATTAACTTTGAATTGATAAGTACATTATTCCCAAGCTGGGCGGCGATTCCGTTTCTGTTTATGGTTGTGTCCGGGCTTTTGTCTACGATTGACAGTAATTTATGTGCCATCGCATCTCTTACGACAGACATTAAGACGAAAAAAACCTCAACTTTTGGGAAAATTGCAATGATCTGCCTACTTCTTGTGGGAATTGCTGTTGCAAACATTCCGGGATTAACTGTAACACATCTGTTCCTGATGTATGGAACACTGAGAGCAGCAACCATGCTTCCAACAATCTTTACTTTAAAGGGAGTTAAGCTGACTGCGAATGGAGTTACGACAGGAATTATCTTTGCCTTGGTTGTAGGGCTTCCTATTTTCGCCTACGGCAACATTTATGGTATTGCGACATATAAAACAGCAGGAAGCCTCTTAACTGTGCTCTCGGCTGGAATAATTGCCATTATTGTATCACATATCCAAAAAACAGGAGGTGCGATACAAAATGGGAAATGAAGCATTGGGAAGAAAGCAGAGAATCAGTAATGATGCGTGGATTGAAGCTATGACAAACATCGAGAAGTCTGTCCCAAAAAAGGATTTGGATTCAAAAGTGAGACAAACCGTCAAGAACATTAAGGAAAAGACGGATGGTAAGAACGTTGCCTATGGATGGAGCGCGGGAAAGGACAGTATTGTACTTGGTAAGATTTGCGAGAAGGCCGGTATCAAGAAATGTGTTCTTGCGGTATGCAATCTTGAATATCCAGCATTTGAGGCGTGGGCGAAGGAAAATGCACCGGAAGGGCTTACCATTGTTAATACAGGGCAGGATATTGAATGGCTGAAATCACATCCGGAAATGCTTTTCCCAAAGGATGCAAAGACAGCAGCCACATGGTTTAAGATAGTACAGCACAGAGCACAGGAAAAGTATTTCAGGGAAAACAACCTGGATATGATTCTGCTTGGAAGGAGAAGGGCAGACGGGAATTATGTTGGAAGAGGATCCAATACATATACAAACGCCAGAGGAATTACAAGATTCAGCCCACTGGCAGATTGGACCCACGAAGAGATACTTGCCTATATCCATTATTACAAACTTCCTGTTCCTCCTATCTACGGATGGGAGAAAGGATATCTGTGTGGTACACATCCTTGGCCGGCTCGACAGTATATGAAAACAGAGGAACAAGGATGGAAAGAAGTGTATGAAATAGATAAAAGTATTGTGCAAGAGGCCGCAAAGCACCTTGAAGGTGCGAAGCGGTTTTTTGATTCTATAAAATAACCGGTTGCAGCCGGAAACGTCATTGTCCTTCAGAAATGGAGGAAATATGAAAATAACAACTAAAAAACTATCCGAACTCCGTAAGCCTGAGAAGAACGTACGGATTCACACAGAGCAGCAGCTCCGGGAGTTTGAAAGAAGTGTAAAGATGTTTGGACAGATCAGACCGATTGTCATTGATGAGAACAATGTGATTCTAGCCGGAAATGGACTTTATGACACTTTGATTCGCTTGGAGTATGAAGAGGCAGAGGTTTATCAGTATTTTGACCTGACAGAAAATCAGAAAAAGAAACTTATGATAGCAGATAACAAGATTTTCTCATTAGGTATTGAAAACCTCGATACGCTGAATTCATTTCTGGAGGATCTGCATGATGATTTAGATATTCCGGGATATGATTCCGAAATATTGAAGCAGATGGTATCGGAAGCAGACGATATCACAGAGAAGCTTTCTTCGTATGGGACTTTGGATGATGAAGAAATCAAAGCCATTAAGGAGAAAAATGAAAAGGCATCGTTGCCGGAGCATGGAGAAGAAAATCCAAATACCGGCGTTGCATACACTGCATCAGAAGTACCTCTGCAATCTGCAGGGGATACTGATAATGGGGAAGATGGCGAAGCCGCCGATGTTAAGAAATTTGTCATCTGTCCTAAATGCGGTGAGAAAATATGGCTGTAAAAAGACGAGAGTCCAACATTGATGTTGTAAAAGCAGCCGAGATACGGATCACCAATGTTTTTAACAATGGTCTTCCTGTATTTATGTCTTTTTCCGGCGGGAAGGACAGTTTGTGTATGGCTCAGCTTGTGTACAACCTTGTGCAGAGGGGAAAGGTAAATCCCTCTCAGTTGGTCGTGCAGTTTATCGATGAGGAAGCAATATTCCCATGCATAGAAAAGACAGTGAAAAACTGGAGAAAGCGATTTATTCTGATGGGGGCTAAATTTGAGTGGTATTGTTTGGAAGTCAGGCATTACAACTGTTTTAATGAGCTTTCCAATGATGAATCATTCATATGTTGGGACAGAGAAAAGGAAGATGTCTGGGTAAGACAGCCTCCCTCATTTGCAATCAGAAGCCACCAACTACTTAAGCCGAGGGTGGAAACGTACCAGGACTTTCTTCCAAGGACCTGTCAGAGTGGAATAACAATGACAGGTATCAGGACAGCAGAGTCCGTTCAGCGATTACAGAATATCGCTACAATGACAAGAGCGGGAAAAACCATGACAGCAAAACACCAGATATTTCCGATCTATGATTGGACCAATAATGATGTCTGGCTTTACCTTCTTAATGAACATGTGGAGATACCGGATATTTATCTGTATTTATGGCAAGCAGGAACAAGGAAAGGACAGTTGAGAGTATCACAGTTCTTTTCTATAGATACAGCTAGAAGCCTTGTAAAGATGAATGAGTATTACCCAGATCTGATGGAAAGGGTAATTCGAAGGGAACCAAACGCATATCTCGCAGCCCTTTATTGGGACAGCGAGATGTTCGGAAGGAACTCCGCGACAAGAAGATCAATCGAAGCAGATTCCGACAAAAAAGATTATAAGGCAGAGCTTATAAAGATGTTCAATAACATGGATGTGTATTTTACTACGGAGCATAAGCGACAGATTGCATCCAAATACAGGAACTTTTTCATAAGAGTAGCCCCTATTGCAACAGAAAAAGATTATAAAATTATTTACGAGGGACTCATATCAGGAGATCCAAAGCTGCGCACCTACCGAGCGTTATTTCAGAGAATATATGGCCGATACATTTCAGAGGCTAAAAGGGAGGAGGCGAAGCGGGTTGAATGATTTGAAAAAACCATTGTCTACCATGCATTGGGTAGATAGAAATAAGCTCCGGGCAAACAGTTGGAACCCCAATAAGGTATCAAAGCAGAACCTGGAGTTGCTAAAGCAGTCTATTCTTACAAATGGATGGACACTACCTATTGTTGTTCGCCCAGACTATACGATTATTGATGGATATCATCGTTGGACTGTGGCTGGGCAGGAACCACTTATTACCATGCTTGGAGGTATGGTACCTGTAGTAATTGTGGAGCATTCTGAAAAATCTGAGGATATGTATGGAACAGTTACGCATAATCGGGCACGTGGTACTCACTTACTGGAGCCGATGAAGGCTATTGTAAAAGACCTTATGAATGAAGGTAAAAGTATTGAGGAAATAGGAAAACAACTTGGCATGAAACCTGAAGAGATTTTTAGGCTATCAGACTTCTCAAAAGAGGATTTTTTGAAGATGATGGTAAAAGGTCGGGAAAACTATTCAAAAGCCGAGTATATAACGAAGTTTTAATGTTAAATCGTGCAATATACGTTGAAAAGAGAGCGGTTGAGAATATCTTCCGCTCTTTTCGTATACACGAAAGAAATCAAAATAGCAAGGAGGGAGGTAAATGCCGACACCAAGGAGTCCAGATGTGGATAAAAGAAGTGAGGAGCGCAAGAGAGCAGAACAGATGTACCTTGATAGTAAGGGAAGTTTGAAACTGGTAGAGATTGCTGAGAAATTAGGGCTCCCAGACAATAAAGTTCGCAAGTGGAAGTCACTGGACGGGTGGGAGGCAAAGTTACACCCTAACAATACTGAAAAGAGCAAAAAAAAACCAGTGGAGCGTTCCACAAAAGGCAAAGGGAGCGTTCCACCAAAAAGAGGAGCCCCAAAAGGAAACCAGAATGCAAAGGGAGGACGTGGGAATCCACATCCTAAGCCGCCCATAAAGCATGGAGGTTATTCTTCTGTATATTGGGATACGCTGTCAGATGAAGAAAAGCAACTCATTGATGAGTTATCGGATGATACAGAAATATTGCTCATGGAGCAGATAAAACTATTCAGTGTCCGAGAACGTCGTTTGATGCAGGCTATCAACAAATACAGAAATTCTGCAGAGCCTGTTGCCCTGAGCTTTACACAGAGAGGAGAAAGAAAAAGAACTTTTGATGGTACAGAGGAACAGAAAAAAGCTGATAAAGAGGAGTATGATCGCAGGATAGCAGAAAGTATCAAAAAAGAGGAGAGGATGCCTGGAAGAGAATACAGTACATTTACCCAGACTGAAAATAAGGACAATATCATAGCCCGCCTCGAAGCTGAGCTATCTAATGTGCAAGCTAAAAAAACAAAGGCGATTGAAGCACTATCTAAATACCGCATGGAAAAAGCGAGATTGGATAGCGAGAATGCCGGAAATGATGCCGTTGACGATTGGATTGCAGCTGTATTGGGAGAGGATGTGAGCGAAAATGGATAAGAGATCACGAGCCTTGAGGCAGCAATTCTTTAGAAAGAGGATCCCTGTATATAGGAAAAATCCGGTGTTATTTGCAAGGGAAGTGCTGCTATTTAAACCAGACGAATGGCAAAGAAAAGCCTTAATGGATTTGGCAGAGAATCCCAAAGTTGCTATCAAGTCAGGACAGGGTGTTGGAAAGACAGGTATGGAGGCTGCGGCGCTTCTGTGGTTTCTGACTTGCTACCCGTATCCGAGGATTGTTGCAACAGCGCCGACAAAGCAGCAGCTTCACGATGTTCTGTGGTCTGAGGTGAGCAAGTGGATGAGCAAGTCTCCTTTGCTATCAGATATCCTAAAATGGACAAAGACCTATATCTACATGGTTGGAAACGAAAAGCGTTGGTTTGCTGTAGCCAGAACTGCAACAAAGCCTGAGAATATGCAAGGTTTTCACGAAGATAACATGCTGTTCATAGTAGACGAAGCTTCTGGTGTTGCTGATCCGATCATGGAGGCCATACTCGGAACATTATCTGGAGATAACAATAAGCTTTTGATGTGCGGGAACCCAACTAGGACCTCCGGCACTTTTTATGATGCTTTCAATGGTGATAGAGCTATTTATAAATGCCACACAGTATCATCTGCAGATAGTCCGAGGACAAATAAGGAAAATATACAGTCACTGATAAAGAAATACGGAAGAGAAAGTAATGTGGTACTTGTCAGAGTGTTCGGAGAATTCCCAAAACAGGAAGATGATGTATTTATCGGACTGTCCATCATTGAACATTGTACAATGCTTGATCTGCCAGAAGGAGAACCAGTAAGAAGGATTTCGCTTGGTGTCGATGTGGCCAGATATGGCTCTGATGAAACGATCATAGCGAGGAATGTAGGTGGAAATATTACCCTTCCGGTAAAGTTTAGAGGGCAAAGCCTCATGACCACAGTCGGTAAGATAGTACATATGTACAGGGAAACGATAGTCAATTTCCCGGCGTATAGAGGAAAGATATATGTGAATATCGATGATTGCGGACTCGGAGGCGGTGTAACTGATCGTTTGGAAGAGGTAAAGCGGGAAGAGAAGCTCACCAGAATGGTTATAGTTCCGGTTAATGCTGCCGGAAAGGTGCCGGATGATGTCGTGGAGGATGGAAGAAACAAAGTAAAAGCGTGTGACATTTATGACAACATGACAAGTTACCTATGGGGAAGTGTAAAGGATAAATTAAGGCTCGAAGAACTGTCGCTTGAGAACGACAATGAGCTTGTAGCGCAGTTATCGTGCAGAAAATATAGGCTTACGAGCAGAGGAAAAATCCAGCTTGAAAGCAAAGAGGAAATGAAAAAGAGAGGGATTGATTCGCCGGACAGGGCGGATGCAGTTGCTCTTTCTTGCTATGAGAAGAAACAATTTGACATTAGCGGTCTGACAAATTAGGAGGTGATAGGATGCAGAACGAAGAAAAGACTAAGGAAAATGAGAAAGAAATACGAAGTGACGGGTACAAAAACCTGTTAAACAAGTACGGCACCAAGAATGACGCCTCCGAACATTATGCATTTGAGTCAGACGGAATCGTATCAGATGTAGACTTGGAAATCAACTACGAAGAAAATGGATTGTTCGCAAAGATTATAGACATTCCTGCAGATGATGCAGTAAGGGGAGGGTGTAATTATAACATATCTGATGTGGACATTACGACCTTTATTGATAAATCACTGGATGAGTTGGATTTCAAAGCGAAGGCTGCGGAAGCTCTTAAATGGGCTAGGCTGTTCGGCGGTTCCATAATGGTGATGTTTATTGACGATGGAGGAGAGCTTGACGATCCTGTCGATTGGGATAATATTCAGGGAATTGATGAACTGCAGGTTTTTGAACTGCCCTTTGTTACTCCTGACTATAACAGCATTTACAGAACAAGCGGAATAAAAAATGGTAGAAGTGGCAGAAGCAAATGTGGTATGCCGGAGTATTATAATATCTCCCCGATTTATGGAGGCACCTTTAGGGTTCATGAATCGAGATGTCTTATATTTAGGAATAACAAAATACCTATGTATTCATCATATCAGCAATATCGGTACTTCGGAATTCCTGAATATATGCGGATACACAGAGACTTACAGGTTACTACTACATCCCATGGGAATGGTGCAAAGCTGCTCGATAGAGCGGTACAAGCCGTATATAAAATGCAGGGACTTGCGGAACGGATTCTTACAGAGGATGGCGAGAAAGAAATCCTAAACAGGCTGAATCTCATAGATATGGCCAAGGGCATATTGAATTCTATAGCCATTGATGCAGATGGAGAAGATTATCACTATGAGACAGTTACTTTTTCAGGAGTAAAGGATATCGTCGATGCAGCTTGCAATATGTTGTCCGCAGTTACGGGGATCCCGCAGACAAAATTGTTTGGACGTTCTCCTGCCGGAGAAAATTCTACCGGTGAGGGAGATATGGAAAATTATTATGGATTCATCGGGAATATCCAGGAACTTAATCTGAAGAAAAACATAAAAACTGTGATTGACATTATCCTTAGTGTTGGAAAGTACAAAAAGAAATTCGATGAAATACCGGATTACAATTTGGAATTCAAACCTTTGTGGAACATGGACGAGAAACAGCAGGCGGATACCGACAAGGTAAAAGCAGATACGGAGTATGTAAAGGCACAGACAGCGCAAATATATGTTGACATGCAGGCAATCGATGCAGAAGAGGTTCGAAAAAGACTTTCTGAGGATGGAGAGTTTACGGTCAATGATATTATTTCAGAGGAAGGATGGAACGATACTGAAACTGGAGAATCTGAAGAAACAGTGGACACGGCATTGCCGGCACAGCAGAAACTACCGGATACAGGAGTTCGGGAGACTGAAAATACAGATTCTGATATACAGCAGTCAGTGCTTCCTTTGCAACAGATCATACCAACTGGATGCGGAGTAATCGTTATGCGAGATGGAAAGGTTCTGGTTGGTAATCGTAAGGATAGCGGACTTATTTGCGGTCCCGGAGGACACATAGAAGCTGGAGAATCACCGGAAGAGGCGGCGATTAGGGAAACCAGAGAGGAATTTGGAATAAATATCGCAGAGACTATACCGGTAGCATTGATTGCCGGAATGCCTGAAGGGTATTGCCCGTCCCAAGTATTCTTATGTACGGAGTTCTATGGAGAGCCGATTTCATTTAATGATGAAATGGAAAATGCAAGATTCTCAGAGATAGGAGAAGTTCTGGAGGAGGAATTGTTTTTGCCGTTCAGACTTGGCTTAGAAGAAATGATGAGGCAGCTGCACGTATGCATGTTGACGGAATCTTCTGCTTCGAGTAATATTAAAGCAGAAGCTGATGGTGGTCCTGGATCTGGAAGAAAGCCGGAAGGCGGAGGGGATGATGATGAACCACCAAAGGACAGCAGCGGAAAATCATACAAGAGAAAAGCGGCTAAAAATGTTTCAGTTAAAGAAGCTGAAAAAGTTGGGCACGATATAAACAATATATATCACGCCAAATACAATGGTAAACGTAGCGGTATGATCACAACCTATAACCCGGATGATGATATTGCTTATAATTACGCATTTGAGTGCCATGGATTTGGTGAATATAATATTTTCAGCAAAGTTGAAAATGTAGATTAGGAGGTGCTTTATGGCAGAGGAATTGAAAGAGGCTCTTAGAAATGTGCCTGACAGTTACGATGACTTCGTGAAAGGTTCTTTTGCGAGCGTAAAAAGTGATGAAGAGTGCCAGAAGAAACTCTTGGAGTATCTTAGAAAAAATCCGGAAGCACAGACAGACGATGTGATTGATTACATTTTCGATGAATTAGTAGCATAATTAAAACGAAGGCGAGCCTTGCAGAGATGTAAGGCTCTTTTATTTTGTCCTGTAGGCCTGTTATATCGGCTCTGCGGGGCTTTTTTGGTTCATACTATGAAATAATCGTCAACGAAAGAAAAAACAAAATCTGAGGAAGGAGGAAAAGACAGTGAAACAGGATAATAAATCAATGCAGCTGCTCCGTCAGGATATGATTAAGCACCTAAACGGGAGAACAAAGGTAGAAGCGAAATACACTCCTAGTTATCCGTACACTGCAGAGCGGGAGTATTTCAGACTGGTCAATAGTTATATGGCCATAGAGAAGGAAATTCTGGAGAAGTATATCCCAGAGCTCAAACAAATACTCAGTGAAGGAACCCAGTACAACACGGATTCCAAAAAAGACAATATGAAAAAGCGGAAAACATCTCGTTTCTCCGTAATAGACAACACGATTGTTCGCCTGAACATCCTTTTCAGGAACATACAGCGAGAACTTGAGAGTGCAATTGGTATGTTTGACTTGAAGAGAAAAATGCGGGAGATAGCAAACCTTGATTACAAAATGACTATAAAAGAATGGAAAAAGGTTATAGGAAAGACATTAGGTATCAATATCATGGAGGATTACTATTCCGGAGACTTCTACCAGGAAATGATTGAGAAGTGGATCAGTGACAATGTCGACCTGATTAAGACAGTTCCAAGTGATTCACTTGGGAAAATAAAGCAGCTGGTATATGAAAACTTCATGGGAGGAAAGACAAACACAGATATTATCAAGGAACTACATCGTCAATACGGAATGGATAAGAGACATGCCAGATTGATAGCAAGAGATCAGACAGGTAAACTCAATGCCCAGATTACAAGGCATCAGCAGAAGGATGCAGGAGTAAATGAGTATATATGGAGAACCTGTCAGGATGAGCGTGTCCGGGAAAGTCATAAAGAATTACATGGAAAGAAATTTAGCTGGGACAATCCTCCAGATGTTGGAAGAGGCAGGAGATGCCATCCAGGAGAGGACTATCAGTGCAGATGCAGAGCAAAGCCTGTATTTGATGTATCTAAAGTTAACATTGATGTTCCGTTTCAGATTCAATGGGATAAGGAAAGCATGGAGAGGAGGTGAAAGAAGTGAAGAAAATCAGAATTGACAGCATTGCTGTTGACGGAACGTACTATACGGATGAAGGATATCTCGTCGACCATCCCATTGTAACGAGGTGCGGTATTTTTGAATACAAGAATCCGGATGGTACTACACGCAGAGAGCTACGCTTGCCCGAGGACGTCTTCAGTGAGAAATCATTAAAGAGTTACAAAGGCAAGCCAATAATCATTACCCATGACGCTGGGGAAGTTGACAAAAATAATGTCAGACAGGAGCAGATCGGCACTATCATGAGCGAGGGCTATAGAGACGGAGATTGTGTCCGTTGCGAGATCATCATCCATGATGTTAATGCCATGAATAAAGCCGGCCTCAAGGAACTATCCCTTGGATATGCGTTGGATACTGAGGAAACTCCCGGAGTATACAGGGGAGAGCATTATGACTGTATACAGAGAAACATCGAAATCAATCATCTGGCACTTGTCGGTGAGGCAAGAGCGGGAGACACCGCTAGACTGAACATTGACGGGAAAGATGATGATGTACAAATTCTTAAAGGAGGTAAAGAAATCATGTACAAACCCAACAGTGGTCGCAAAAACAACAGCGACGGAGAAGATTTGACACCAGAAGAAATGGAAGCTGCCATTGCTTTATACAAAGCACAGAAAGCGGCTTCTCAGGCATCCGGGGTAGAAGGGTCCGATGGGGACGAACCCGGAACAGAGGAACCAACAAATGAAAAGACGCCTATCGAGCAGGTTCGTGAGAACATCGATAGAAGGGATGCAGATGGATCAGAGATGTCACCTGAAGATATCATTGCAGCCCAGAAAGCAGATCTTGACACACTGCTTACAGAGATTGATAAGCTTCAGGCTTCCAATGACATGAACAGTGACAACGGAGAACCGAGTTCAGCAGAGGGAGAACCCGCTATTCCTGATGAAAATAATATGGATTCTGGATGCAATCCTTCTGCACAGGAACCTGAAAAGAAGGTAAACGCAGATTCTGTTGACCAGATTGTGATGGATAGACTTGATGTATGTCGAATGGCAGACAAGCTCAATCTTGATGGAGTAGAGAACCTTTCCGCGTTAGAGGGAAGAAAACGCATTATCAAAGCTGTTAATCCTAAGATTAACCTGGATGGTAAGAGTGCTACCTACATTACAGCTGCTTATGACATTGCAAAACAGTCGTTCCATGAAAGGAAGAGTACTGATGATCAGCGCAAGAAGATGTTTGAAGATCAGGTTCGCAAGGATTCCAAGGAAGAGTGCGGATCCGATTCTGCAAGGGCTAAAATGATCAAAAGAATGAAGGGAGGAGACAAATAATGAGCATGGCAGTACAGACAAGTTATGGTTTCAGCTTTCCCAAGGGAGTAGCCGGCGGGCTGTATGATTTATCAGCCCATGAAGTAGCAACAAGACAGGCAGAAGGTGCCGGAGTAGCGTTTGGAGTTGGAGTTGTAATTGGCACCAACAAGGGCGTAGATGTAAAGATTCCTGTATCTTCTGCGACATCAGATGATTTCGAAGGTGTAGTTGTTCATAACTCCGTTATGGTGGAGATGGATATGGAAAACAAGGTTGCCATTGGAGATAAAAGCACAGTTGGATGCTTGCAGTATGGCCGTATCTGGATCAAGACTGCATCCAAGGCAAATCCTGCATACAAGGAAAAGGTTTACATGATTACGGATGGTGACGAAGCAGGATTATTCACTACTTCTGATGATGAATCCACAAAGGTCGAGGTAAACGCTATTTTCCTTGGCGAAACAGATACCGGAATTGCAAACGCAGAATTCAGACCGGGCGCCGTAATTAAGGCAGCCGCAACTGAGTAAGAGGAGGAAGTTAACAGATGAAAGAATTCAACAGAGATGACTACAACGCACTGAAAAGCTCAAACCTCGTGAAAGGGCTTGCAAATAGCGCACAGCTTCGCTTTGACAGTGTTGAATCTGCCACAGCATTCTTTGCAAGAGAACTTGATCAGGTAAAAGCAAAGACATATGACAAATTATATCCGGAGCTCTCCGCTCTGGCATACTTCCCTATTACCTCCGAGGTAAATGAGGGAGCAGAAACAACAACATACTACAGCTATGATATCACTGGAATGGCTGCCATCATCAACAACTATGCGACAGATCTTCCGAGAGTAGATGTAAAGGGAGAATCCCACACTGCACATATCAAATCCATTGGCGACAGCTACGGATACAACGTACAGGAAATGCGTGCATCCAGAATGGCCGGTAAGTCCCTGGATGCAAGAAAGGGAGCTGCTGCAAGAAGGGCATCCGACTACATGGTTAACAAGATTGCCTTTGCCGGAGATGCAAAGCATAATCTTGTAGGAATCTTTTCTGAGGGTACAGATATTCCTCTGTATACTCTGTCTGAGGTTACTATTGATGGAAAGAAGTACACTGACTGGGCCCACAAGACTGCAGATCAGATTCTTGAAGATATCAATGGAATGCAGAAATTCGTTGACAAGATTACAATGTCTATCGAAAAGCCCGACACTCTGGCTCTTCCTGCATATGTATATATGGACTTGGCAACAAGACGAATTCCGGATACGGAAACGACTGTCCTCAGCTTCGTAAAAGAGCATGCTCCTTATCTGAAGAATTTCGAGAGCATGGCAGAGCTTCAGGATACAGCAACGGATATCAATACATCCGGAAAGAACGTTGCGTTCATGTATACTAAGGATGCTGAGAAATTTAGCCTTGAAATGCCGCTTCCTTTCTACCAGTATCCTTTGCAGGTACAGAAACTGGAAACAGAGATTCCTTGCGAGGCAAGAACCGCAGGACTCATCATCTATTATCCGCTCTCTATGCTTTTGGCATATGGCGTGTAAGGAGGAAACAGCATGAAAGTAATCAACAAATCCAGAAAGATTATTGGAATAAACGGGGAGCCTTTGCTCCCCGGAGCAGATACAGAGTTGCTCGCAGGGCAGGAAACACATCCCGTTGTCAAGTTTTACCTTGAAAATGGCATTCTTGTGGACGCAGAAGACACATCAAAAAAATCTGATGGTATTAGTGACTTAGAGAAAGCCAAGATTGCCGAGGCTGCCATTGCTGAATATAAGGCAAAACAGGAAGCCGTCATGGCCGCAAAAGCGGAGAAAGAGGCTGAAATCAAAGCTGTAAAATCTATGAAGAAAGAGGAACTGCAGCTGAAAGCCGCAGCTCTCGGGCTGGAAGTGGCAGACGATATCAAAGCGGAAGATCTGAAGGCAAAGATTCTGGATGTTCTTAACGCAGAACTTGAACAGATAGGCTAAGGAGGCACATATGGAAGCACTTGATATCATTAGAAAAACAATGCCTGAGTTCGAAAAGGTCGATGATGATACAATCAAGACTTTCATATCGCTTGCAGAGCCGTTGATATCAAAGAAACGATTCGGAAAACTGTATGAGCAGGCATTGGCATACTTATCGGCTCACAAAATGAAGCTGCGTGGGCTTGGAACATCAATAGGAATAGGCACAATAGGAGACACCTTTGGTCTCTCTTCTGTTTCGGAAGGAGAAACATCGGTGTCTTTTTCGTCCACTCAGCAAAGCCGCCTAGGAGAAGCTGATGGAGAATACGCTCTTACCATTTATGGTACAGAATATCTTAATCTGAGAAAGAGGGTTGCAATTCCTATAGTCTGCGGAGGGGAGACTGTGATCAGTGGGTGACGATAGGTTGACGCCGGAAGGAGAAAGAGTATTCCGAGAGCTGAAAAAGCTTGGAGATATGGTTGTTCAGATCGGATTCCAGCACGGAGCTGCCACAGAAGAGAATGGGGCGGATGTCTGCGATGTGGCAGCGTTCAACGAACTTGGCACCGAGACTATTCCGTCTCGTCCCTTCTTGAGAGATAGTGTTGACGACAATGAAGACGAGATAGTTAAATTTTTGCAGTCGAAAGTTGTTGATATTATACATGGAAAAACAGCAGAACAGGTATTGAAGGAAATAGGAGTATTTCAGAAGGATATGGTTCAGACAACGATAGAGGATGGTTATTTTGAGCCAAATTCAGAGGCAACTATCAGAAGAAAAGGAAGCTCTCATCCTCTTATTGATACTGGAACTATGAAGAACTCTGTTAATTTTGTCATAAAGAAGAAAGGGTGATTAAGGGTGCCTCTTGGATTGTGGAGGAAAAAGCATACTATACGACGATTCAATGGATGCATGGAGGTCCAAGATGGCTACGCCATTCCAGAATCGTACAATGACATAATTATACTAATGGATGTGCAAACAACTAAAAAAGGGCACGTAACAGATGAAAGCGGTGATTATACGCTACAGCGCCTCAAGGCTTTTTCAGATGATGAAGTTATGACAGCAAGCGAGGCTGAAAAACGAAGGGCTGACTGCCTGTGGTTCCAGGGGAAATGGTTTGAATGTGTATCATCTATTCTTAGTGAAAATACAGTATTGAAGCATTACACGAGTGAATGGATTCAGTGCTTGAACCAAGAGGAACCGCCGATAGATCCAGACCAAACAGAAAAAGAGGAGGAGGAAACTAAGGTATGACAATAGACGAAATGCAGGAACGGATGTTGAACATCTTGGCCGGATATTATAGAAATAATCATGTATTTCATGCGTCTCAAAAAATGCCAAGGTTTCCAAATCCGTATATAAATATCAAGTTTTATAAGCATAAGAAGACGAGCAGCCCGATATGCCGGTTTGATGAGCAAGAGCAGTGCTATAAAAATTACTGGACAGCTCATATGGATGCTGATATCAACCTATACACAAAGGGCGAGAATATAAACAAAGGAAAAGGAACCGCTGTCTACAAAGATACCTCTATGGGAGATTTGGAAGATTTTTTACTGTACCTTTCGTCTGATGAAATGGTGGATGCACTTGCAATAGAAGGATTAACCATAGAAACTGCAGATGTCGAAGGTCTTGGTGGGCTTGTTAATGATAACAGTACGTTTAATTACCGAGCAATGACTACGATTGGTATATCTTTCACAGAGAGCGCGTATGGGAAATATAATCAGCTAGGCATAGGAATTATACCAAATGCTAGCGGAGGCGGTTCAGAGGCGCTATTAGAGGCTTCTGACATCATTGAGACAATAAACTTAACAGGAGGATTTCAGAAATGAGCAATAACATTAACGATGTAGTAGATGTTACCATTGCAATCGAATCGCCGGCAACGGACAGTGCGTCCTTCTCAAATCTGCTACTTGTGGTACCAAAACCGACAAATGCAGGCGACGAGGAAATGAACGGAGTTATTGTTGTCCAGAGCGCAAAGGACTTAACGGTGTTTGGCTATACGAGCGATGATGCAGCGTATAAAGCTGTTGCTGTAGCTTTTAATCAGGACATGAGACCGGATGAGATATATGTAATAGCAAGAGAAAAAACGCTTGAGGCTGATGAAACGATTGCAGACTGTCTTGACAGAGCTGTTTCAGTGAATAAGTGGTACGGATTTGCTTTGGTTTCTTATACAACATCATCCGACCTTGAAGCTGCGGCAAAGTGGGCAGAAGCAAACGGAAAGCTTTTTGGATTTACTTTTACATCCGGTAATTGCCCTATTAATATGTCACCCTATAACAATACATTTGGATTTTTTGCAGGAGACATTAAAGACTCAGCTATTCCTGACGGTAATACATATGCGTCAATTGCGTATATGGCAAAATGCTTTTCCTACACCCCTGGATCCGAGACTTGGTCTCTCAAGACACTCAGGGGAGTGACGGCATCCAATCTGACACCTACGAAGGCAAAAACCTTGAAGGATGGGAATGTAAACTTCTATCGAACAATTGCAAACAAAGATGTGGTCCAGGAAGGAAAAGTTGGATCAGGAGAATGGATTGATGTAATCAGATTCAAAGAGTGGTTGATCAATAAGATTCAGATCGATGTTTTCAATTATTTGGTACAGAATCCAAAGATTGCGTACAACGATGGAGGAATCACTGGGATACAGAATGTGCTCGAGGCTGCTCTGTCTGCAGCACAAAAGAATAACGGAATTGATACAGACAGAATAAAGAGTGATGGAGAGGTTGAGAAGGGGTATACAATTACAGTTCCGCTGGCATCGGAGGTGAGTGCATCGGACAAGAAGAACAGAAAGCTCTCTGGAGTATCATTCACTGCACGTCTTGCTGGCGCCATTCATGAGACACAGATTAAAGGAACATTAGTATATTAAGCAGGAGGTAAATTGATATGGATGTAAAAACATACAATCCCAAAAAAGTAATCATTGCCCTTGGATCGCATGTTGTATCAGGATATGCAGATGATTCATTTATCACCATTGAATCTTCTGGAGACGGAACAACAATGAAGGTAGGGTGTGATGGAAGCGTCAACAGATCTGTAAGTCCAAACCAGGCATACAGCATTAAACTTGCACTTCAGCAGAATTCTCCTACAAGTTCATACCTCAATAAGAGATACGCCATGGATCAGGAGAATGGAGATGGACATTTCCCTATTATCATCAAAGACATCATGGGAAAAGAGCAGTTTTCCACAGATGTAGCGTGGGTAACAAAACCCGCTTCATGGGTAAGAGGTAAGGAAACGACAAATCGAGAATGGGAGCTTGCCTGTGGCGAAGGAAAGTTTGCTGAAAATTAAGTGGAGGTAGAAAATGATCAAACAAATTGAACCGAACAGGGTTTCGTTGTGCGGGGTAGATTTTGCAATCTACCCCTTTGGAGCTATGAAAGCCGCAAATCTATCCGGAGAACTCGGAAAATTTCTCGGACCGATTGTTGCTGGTTGCCTTCCACTGATAGGAAGCAACGATGATGATGTACTGTCCATGGATCTAAAGGATGCAATGCCTTTGATCACAGGGGCTTTTTCAACGCTTGATGGAGATACAATCGAAAAACTTTTCCGAAAGTTGCTGTTGCAGCAGAATATCTCTTGTAGTTATACAGATCATGCAACCGGACAACCGGTACAGACATGGCTTACACAGGATGTTCTGGATCAGATTTTCTGCCAGAACGTTGATGATATGTATCGACTGGCATATGAGGTTATTAATGTAAATTTCAAGGGTTTTTTCAAGAAACTTCTCGGCCAATCTGGAGGCCTTTCTCAAAAGGTAGTGACGATCTTGTCGGGAAGTATGGAGAATTCGACAGAAGCCAATTTACCGACCTTGAATTGAGAATGTATGTCCTGATTCAGAATGGAATGGCTTCTATGATGGAACTTGAAGAATATTACACACTTGATGAAGCGTTGAAGCTTTATGCACTTATGGTCATGAGACAGGACACAGAGCATGGGATGCTTGAAGATAGCAAACACAGTGGGTAGGAGGTGACACCATTGACGGTTAAAGAACTCATGGTCGCTTTGGGCTACAAGGTAGATGAGCAGTCTCGTAAAAAAGCACTTGCTGACGGAAAAGCTTTGAAGAACTCATTGCAGTCACTGCTAGGTATGGTTGGAATAACAGTATCCATAGCAGGTATTGTGAAGTTTGGAAAAGACAGTATGCAGGCAGCTTCTGATGTTGAGCAGATGGAACAGAAATTTAATGTGGTTTTCGATAATTTATCTGGACAAGCTGATGAGTGGGCTGGAAATCTTGCTAACGCCATTGGAAGATCGAAGAACTCCATTAAAACGTACTTGGCAGACAACCAGAACCTGTTCGTTGGTTTTGGTATGGCACGTGACGCTGCTATGGAAATGTCAGAGCAACTTGTAGAGTCAGCTATCGACATATCGTCCTTTGCAAACCTGGACGAGACTACGGCTATTAACGCCATGACAAAAGCGGTAATGGGCGAGAGCGAATCTGCAAAAACGCTAGGAGCAGTACTGAATGATACTACCAGAGCGACAGCAATGGCAGAACTTGGTTTTTCTGGTACATATGAGAAGCTGGATCAGCTGTCTAAGATGCAGGTAAACTATACTGCCATAATGCAACAATCAAAGGATGCTATAGGAGATGCCGCAAGGTCTATGGACTCTTTTGAGTCCAAAACAAGGCAATTCCAAGCACAGATAAAGGATATCAAGGAAAATGTCGGAAGATTTATTCTCCCGTATGCGACAAAGGGTTTAAGTCTACTTTCGAAGCTTACAGGAAAAGTAAAAGAATGGTCTGACAGCCTTGGAGATGTTAATGAGGAAGGAACTAAGGCAAACAAGATATTCACAAAATTTACGGAGTATGGAGAAAAGGTCAAAACTGTTATCACAAAGGTGGTTGATGGCGGAAAGAAGCTTATAGACATGGTAGGCGGAGGAGAGAATGCTCTTAAAATGCTCGGAGTTGTTATAGGAGCTATAATGGCATACAAAGCCGGAGAAAAAATACTATCTGCAGCTGATAAATTCAAAAGTTTCTCTAAGGTACTTGGAGGTATAAATCTTAAAGCCCTAGCAATAGTAGCAGTCATAGTGCTGCTTTTTTTATTGATTCAGGATTTTATAGGGTTTCTACAGGGGAAAGATTCTTTGTTTGGAACATTGCTTGCGAATGCAGGTGTAGATGTAGATGCTACAAGAGAAAAGTTCTTTGCACTGAAGGATAATATCGCACAAATCATAGAGTATATAAAACAGATCTGCGCACCAGCGTTCGATTCTCTGAAGGATTTTTGGGATGAGCACGGAGCTGAAATTATTGCATATGCACAAAATTTGCTAAACGGAATTGTTCAGGCGGTATCATTTATGGTCGCCGCTATAGAGCCATTCGTATCGTTCATAGCAAATTTATTTCAAGGATTATTTGCTTTGCTGGCCGGAGATACAGATGGAGCGATAGAATCATTTAAAAATGCCTGGTCAAGTTTCAAGGATTTTATCTCCAATATGTTTAGTGCGATTATGTCGTTACTGGACGGATTATTTGGTGGATTGCCGTCGAAAGCCCTTACTTGGGGAAAAGATATGCTACAGAATTTTATAAACGGAATTACCGAAAAAATAGGAGCTTTGAAGGAAAAAATAAACAGTGTCGGAGATGCGATCAAGGAAAAATTGCATTTTTCGAAGCCTGATAAAGGGCCTCTTGCTGATGCAGACAAATGGACTCCTGATATGATGGACCTGTTTGCACAGGGAATCGAAAAGGGAAAGGAAAAACTCAAATCTACAGTCACTGGAGTTGCCGCACTGATCAAGGGAGTGGTGACCGGAGATGTCGGAAATGGGTTAAGTGCACTGGCTGGATCTTCGGAAGCATCTGTGCAGACTGCAGGAAATGTGTCGAACAGTAATATGACAATTGTACAGAATAATAATTTCCAGAACAGCTTCAGCGGAGGAGACCGTGAACAACAAACACAGGCTGCTAAGCAGATGAATAAAAATGCACACGACGCCAGCACTTATCTGGCACATGCCGTAGCTTTAGGGAGGTAGGTGTAATAATGAAACAGAAAGTGGTAACTACTGTAGCGGGTATTGAATTTGATGCGTTGATAGAAGCTCAGGAAACACATTCTGCTACAGTACCGCAATACCCTCTTGATGAAGGGTATAGCGTATCTGACAACGTTGCATTGGACCCTACCGCACTGAAGCTGACATTGTATGTGACGGCGACACCGGTTACGTGGCTTTCGAGGCATGGAGTCGGAGACCAGCGTGTAGAAAATATCTGCAATCAGCTGTTGGATTTATACAAAGCAAGAAGCCCTGTAAGTGTAACTACTCCGAGAAAATCTTATGACAATATGATCATAAAGAATATCACAATCAGCGACACTACACAGGCTGGATATGCAAAAGAGATACCGATTGAATTTACAGAGATTACAGTGACGGCTGCGAAATCAGTAGTTATTCCTGCGGAATATGCTAGAGGAGGGAATACGATGGAATCGAACGGAGCCGCCTCAACGACAAAAGCGCAGAGTTCTACTCCGACAACCGCATCGGACAGACAAAGCGGGAAGGCAAGCGGAGATACTACAAGTTCATCCAAGAATGGCAGCACGTTGCTTTATAACATGGCCAGCGGTTTAGGAAACAAGACCGGATGGTATTCTTTAGAATGACAGGAGGCTGACAGATGCTATACATTGAAGTTCCGGATAAGAACGATAGTATAAGCCGGATCACACTTTCTGGAAAAGAGTATTATATCCGGTTTACCTATAACCCATCATATGACTATTGGTCATTTGGCCTGTATAAGACCAATATGGACCCTATTTTACCAATGACAAAGATTGTTCCGTTCTCCCCATTAACTTATTTTTACACATATACGGATCTTCCTGATGGGGATTTCGGGTGCTTTTCTGTAGACAAACATGTTGGAAGAAATGCTTTTAAAGAGAAAAAGGCGAAATTCGTCTATATACCAAATAGTGAGTTGTGACAGGAGGTCGGTTATGAATTTTCTTAGGCAATACAGTATTTTATTCGGAATTCCAGGACAGATAGGAACGGAAATTTCCAGTGTTGGAGTTAATAGACCACTTCATGTAAATTTCTCACTGGAAAAAGCGGATACAGAAAGTAGCAATACAGGAAGACTGCAGATATCAAATCTGAATAGTGAGCATAAAGCATTACTCAGCGAGGATAAGTGCGTGGTTGAGATAAAAGCAGGATACAGCGACACACTCGGTACAATCTTTATCGGCGGTGTCGCAAATCCTTCTGAAACACTGAACAATGCAGATAGAATACTGGAAGTTGAATTGGTAGATGGTTTATCAAGCTATGATGCCATTGGTACCATGTCTATTAGCGGAGTGGTTACGGGAGATAAAATTCTGTCAGAACTTCAGAAACAGATGGGAATTGAGTCGTCTATCATTACAGAAAAGGCATCAGCATTGCTGCGGACAGCAAAGTACAGCAACGGATATTGCTCTGTTGGAAAGAGAAAGGCGGCACTACAGTCTCTTATGGAGAAAGCTGGTGTTAATTATTCTTTGCAAAACGGCGTTTTACAGGTGTTTTGCCAAGGAGAAGCCATAACAACCAAAGCATATAAAATTAGTGCGGAAACAGGGCTCATAAGCATACCGAAAAAAATAAGCATTACACAAACAACTGCATCAAAGAGCGGTAGCGGAAAAGTATCAGCAGCTGGATCCGCATCTTCGGATAGTTCAAATGGAATTCCTGGATATGAAATTGAATATTTGATAAACGGAGCAATCGGCATTAACGACCTAGTACAGGTGGAAAGCCGCAATCTAAACGGAATTTTCCGCGTAAAAAAGCAGTCATATTCAGGAGACAATTACTCCGGAGATTGGAAGTGTACGGCACAAATAGTGGAGGTGGTAGCATGATACAGGAAGTAGTTGAGGAAATGGAAAAAATGGTCAAAGATGTACTTAACAACAGCGTACACACTGCTATGCCTGGTAAAATACTGACATTTGATGATGCTACTGGAATGGCAAACGTTCAACCGATTGGAAGTTTTTTCTGCGGAAAAGTAGAAATGGACTATCCTGTCATACCTTCCGTACCTGTTTGTATAACTGCAAATTCATCCGGTATCGCCTCGTGTATACCGATAAAACCTGGAGACACATGTTTGCTTGTTTGTGCGGAACAAAGCCTCTCTGCGCTCCTATCAGAAACGACGGATGCACAATCAAATGAGCGATTCGATCTTACAAACTGCATTGCTGTTCCGGGATTACAGAGAGCGCCAGTAGATGCCCAGAAAGAAGCAAATGAAAAAGAGGCTGTAGTAATCACGAATGGAGACAAGAAGATTGTTATAACGGAGGAAGGAATTGAAATAACAGGAGATACCAAAATTGAAGGAAACATAGAAATCAATGGAGATGTAAGTATCAAAGGAATTACTAAGTTTGACGGCAAAGTATCCATCAAAGGTAACCTGGATGTAGATGGAAATATCACAGCTACAGGAAATATTACAGGTGCGAACACGGAGGGATGACAATGAATGACTTGCAGATGACAAGAGAAGGAGATTTGTATGTAAATAATGATATAGCAGTCACTGACAGCATCGAACAGGGAATTTATATCAGACTTAGGTGGTTTTTCAAGGAATGGAAGTTTGGACCGGATTACGGAGTTAAATACTTTGAAAATATCTTTGTTAAAAATCCTAATAAGCAGCTGATCATAAATGATATATCCAAACAGATATTGTCAGTGGATGGAGTAAAAAGCGTTGACAATGTGACTGTTTCGATAAATTCAGCAACAAGAGAGACTGTGATAAAATATACGGTCACAACAGAGAGCAAAGAGAGATTTGAGAGGGAGGTGAATATATGGAATATGGCGTAACGGATAAGGGGTTTGTCATGAAAAGGTTTGACACAATTCTCAAAGAAGTACAGGAAGATCTTTCCGGATCCCTTGGATTCGATGTATCGCAGAATCCACAATCACTGCTCAACTCTGTCCTGATCATTCCGTTTTGCGATAAAATAGCAGAAATGTGGGAGGTGGCACAAGAGAGTTATTATGCAAAATACCCATCTACAGCAGAAGGAGTAAATCTTGACAATGCATGCCAGTATAGCAACGTATTCAGACGAGGAAATAAGCATACCGAGTACACAATACATTGCACTGCGAAGGATGGAACGATTGTTCCTGAAGGAAGCCTCATATCGTCAATTACAAATCCTGTAGTACAGCTTAAAAGTACAAAGGATTCAGAGATTACGAGATCGTCCTGCAATGCAATATGTATAAAGCCGGTTACAATCGTTGAAGGGACTTACAATGTAGAGCTGAATGGCAAAATGTATAGTTATAAAGCCACAGGAACACCGACAGCAGCAAGCATAGTTAACGGATTGGCCGGAATAATAGAAGTTGCTGGATATACTGTTGCAGCTGATACAGAGAATGGGACACTTACCATAGAGGATACAGTGGCAGCTCGCAGTAATGATGTGTCGCTGTCAAGCAATCTTACTACAGAATATGTGGTAAGTCTAGTACACTATTACACAGTTGATTATGGAGACATTCAGTGCCCGGAAGGTACTATTTGCGAGATTGCATCAAATGTAACTGGTCTGATATCTGTGGTCAACAAAATAGAGCCAACACCTGGAAGAATTCAGCAAAGTGATATTTCTTTCCGGCAGGATTACATAAGAAAATCATATGGAACATCATCAACAATGACAGAAAGTATCGAAGCATATATTCTGGAAAACGTTGCCGGAGTGAAAGATGTGAGGTGCTACGAGAATCCATACAATGTAGAAGATGAACTTGGAAGGCCTCCACACTGCGTTGAAGTTATAGTTGATGGCGGAGATGAGGAAGCAATAGCCAAGGCAATTCTCACAAAGAAATCCGGAGGAATTGAGACTTGCGGTGATATTATGGTCAATGTTCTCGGAGAGTATGGGGATGAGATACCGATAAAACTGCGAAGACCGGAACCTGTATATGCATGGATCAATGTCGAACTTACTACAGATGGAAGTAATATTAACCCAGATTATGTATCCGTAGTGCAGCAAACCATCTGCGAGAAGGCATCCGGAATCTCTATTGGAGACAGTTTAATGTCACAGACATTCATAGCAGGAATATATCAAGCTTTGGCTGGTATTTCTTATTGTAAGATCCATGTGGCAAGTTCGAGTGATATGAGCAGTAAACCAACTGATTTTGTAGAGGGAAATATATCTGCAAACCAGAGGCAGGCCATAAATGTGGACGCAAGTAGAATTGAGGTGAATCTATCGACATGAGCACATACGACGATTGGATAGCCAATATTCCTTTCCAGTTCAGAGATAAGCCGAATATATCTGCGATTATTAAAGCTTTTTCAAAGCAGCTGGATGCTGTGAAAGCAGTCAACCGACAACTTACAGAGGCAGTAGACATCGATACGGCACGTGGCATGAATCTTGATATGATCGGTACCATCGTTAACGTTACAAGAAAAGATGCTCATGTGCTGATGAACAGGGAAATGTCCGTAGTTATTACGGACGAGATGTATCGGAACGTGTTAAGGTTCCAGGCACTGAAAAATAATTCCGATGCGACATATGCAGATATTATGAAAGGAATGTATCTGCTATGGGGAGATGCAAAGATAAAGTATGCCGAAGCAATCCGGGAACCAGCTTCTATCGAAATAAGCATAGCAGAAATTACTACCGATGAGACAGATCCGGCGCTAATCAGGCCTATGGTCATTCGCCCTGGAGGCGTAAAAATATTATTTCGATCAAGTTATACGGATAAGATTGATATGGTATCCTGGGAACGATTCGGGAACTGCAAATTATCCTATGAAAAAAATCATCGATGGAACGGAGCATTCCGCTGGAATAGTGCTATTCGGTGGCACTCTGATGGAGTTACTTTTTCTAATCATTATGACGGATTATGCAAATTTGACGGAAGCATAACTCATCAGGCAGATGGTGCAAAATACAATTATTACGATGGGAAGAACCGGTTCAATGGAAAAATTAATTGGGGGTCATTCACAGAAAAGGAGGACATTGACTTGGCGGATGCAGTATTACTTAATCAAGCAAAAAGGAAAATCTTAAAGTCTCATTTTGATGCCGATACATCTTGCATAATAGCGGGGTTTGTATTTGGAACAGGATTGGGAGCAGATGGAAAACCATATGTGCCAGATGTAGATCAGACCGAATTGGTTAATGAAATCGTCCGGAAGAAACTTGATAGCAAGATGCGAATAAGCGACAGCTGCTATAGATACACAGGAATGCTGAGTGAAATTGAGGGCAATGGCAAATACATCACGGAAATCGGATTAGTGGATGAAGACGGAGATCTTGTTTGCATTAAGACCTTTGATAAGAAGATTAAGAACAAAGAGGCAGAAATGACATTCAAAATTGACGATATGCTCGCATAACTGATATCGATATAATCCAACAAAAAGCAATACAGACCACACATGTGCGATATAATTCGCAATGTTTAAGAGGGTCTGACATCAATAGGGGCGTATGCCCCTATTTCTATGCAAAATATTATTAGAAAGAGGTGTAAAACATGGCAAAATTTGTTATCCCTTCAGATCCCGCCTTGAACATTCAAAATGTCAACGAGATTCTGGAGACAGACCCTGTGCTTGCATCGTTTATAAATGGCTATTTTCAGCAGCTTCTTGAGAACGATCAGGCGCTTAAAAATCTGATTGAGAAAAGACCTCCGAAGGAAGAACTTTCAAGAGTGGCTTCAACTGGAAGCTATAATGACCTTGCAGATAAGCCTAAGATTCCTTCAGGAGATGCAGCAGATGCAAACATTGCAAATAATGACACTACTACAGAAGCCGGCTATGTGGCAGATGCAAGGATTGTAAAGAAGCACGGTGATGAAATTGATTCCTTAGCAGATCATGCGTTCTTAGCTAAATATGGTCTTTTGAATAAAGAAACCGTGATAGCGGATGGAACGAGCGGTGGAAAGGTTATTACTGTAACAACAGATGATGCAGTTGTTACTACAACATTTTCCTTAAATGCTGCCACAGGTGTTAAGACTATAACAGATGTTATTATTCCTACATCTGGAAGCTATAAATACACCAAAACATCGGTGATTACTCCGACAAAGACAGGAAAGACCATTAAAGAATCATATATAAAGGAGGATAAGTAGTTATGAGTTTTGTAGAAGCTGATTATGGCGCATCTGAAGGCGCCGCTCTCGTTGAAGTTCTTCTCGTTGGACTTACAAACGCAAAGTTGGTTTGTAAATCTACAGTAGAAGAGGATGAAGGAAAAACAATCGTGGTTACTGATGGCGTTACAGCAGTTACCAGAAAGTTCAATTCAAACCTTACAGCAACATTTGATCTTGCCGGAAAAGCTGCATACAAAGTAACTGTATCGAATGCTGGAGTCACAGAGTTCGAGACAATCGTACACTTGAGTGCCGGAGAATATAAAGAAATTGAGGTAGGCCTCAATACAAATACATGGACCGGATTAAAGAACATTGTTAATGCACATCTGGAGACTACATACTGCAATATCGGTGACGAGATCAATGTAACTCTGAATACTAAAGAGGTAATGACATACCGCATAGCAGCTATTAACCACGACCAGCCACACCAGTTGATTTTTGAGCCTAGATATTGCATGGAGACCACAAGACAGATGAATCCATCCAATACTAATGTAGGCGGTTGGAATGCTTGTACGATGAGAGAATGGCTGAATGGAGTGTTCTATCAGGCATTACCGGATGAACTAAAAGCAGTGATTTCAGAGAGAACATTCAAGACTTCAATCGGTAATCAGGGAAGTGCTCTGCAGGAGGCTACGGATAAGATCTGGTTGCTAAAAGAATGGGAGGTATTTGGAACACAGACATATGCTACAGCTACAGAGCATACGTCGGATACGGCACAATTACCAATTTATGCCGTTGCATCAAACAGGGTAAAGACCTATGGAAAATCTGGTGGTTCAGCGACCTGGTGGCTTTCGTCTCCGTACTCCGGCAACGGTACGTACTTTTGCGGTGTGACTACCGCGGGTGCGGCCAGCTTCAGCAACGCGAGCGGCTCGATTGGCGTGGTCCCCTGCTTCCAAATCGTTTCATCAGAATCATAATCATCTGGCGGGCATGTCCCGCCGGATAGTAAGGAAAAATATGAGTGTATTAGCAAGGAACAGAAGCACATCCGCAATGGAATTTTTAAATACTGCGCATGAACTCGAAAAATTTACAATCGAGGCGTGCCACAGAGAAAATGTAATACCGAAAAGGTACCGGCTATCAAAAGGGAAAGATCTCATGGAGTCAGCAAAAATTGTGAATAATAATGTGATATATGCAAATTCCGTGTTTCCTAGAACAAAAGCAGAGTACCAAAGAAGAATAAAATTTCAGAAGCGGGCAATTATGGAAATACAAATTATGCTCAAAGATCTTCGTCTGCTAAGCGAAATTCTTCCAATCAGTGATTCGGTCCTGGAAAAATGGACCGGGTATCTCATCAATGAGGAAGGATACATAAAAGCGTGGATGCAGTCGGATAAGGGCAGGTTTGATAAATTGGAATAACAATACAGCGGTTGCATTCTGAATTAAAATCATCCGTGGTGGTGGTTCAGCGAACTGGTGGCTTTCGTCTCCGAACTCCGGCAACGATACGAACTTTTGCAATGTGACTACCGCGGGTGCGGCCAACAACAACAACGCGAGCAACTCGATTGGCGTGGTCCCCTGATCCCGTGCATGTGTAACATTTGTCGTCTGAGTAGGTCTGTTTGGACAGAAAACAATCATTTTTGCACGGAAGGAGAATGCAACCATCGGGAGGAACTCCCGTAAATAAGTACCTTCATACAAGCATCCGGACGCTTCTTGCATGGTGCCTGTGGCGAGGCATTTCATGGGTGTGTGTTATGTATCTAATTACATACTAGCCAAAAGACATAAGATATAGGAGGTGCAGCTCCCAAAATGAACAGTGAAGAGAGAAGAGAAGCACGTTACCAAAGAAGAAAAGCGAAAAGAGAAGAGAAAAAGGCTATCAGAAATGCCGATCATACATTTCAGAAGGTTACAGAGTTTGGATCCCTTCGTAAGTCATTTTACAAAGCGAGGAGAGGAACTAACTGGAAAGCTTCTGTACAAAAATATGGATGCAACGTGCTTAGAAATTCATACGTCATTAGCCGTAAAATGCGGAAACATCAAAAGATAAGCAAAGGATTTATAGAATTCGACCTATACGAAAGAGGAAAAATAAGGCACATATCATCGGTACATATTACAGAAAGGGTACCGCAGAAGGCGGTCTGTGATTATGGCATAGTTCCGATTATGGAAAAATCTCTTATTTATGAGAACGGAGCTTCCCAAGAAGGAAAGGGTACCGGATTTAGTTCTGATCAGTTGATAAAGGATTTGCGTCGGCATTACAGAAAATCCGGATTTACAAATTCTGGATACATTGTTATGGGAGATGGACATGATTTTTTTGCCAGTCTCAGACATGATGTCATATATAAGAATATGTGCAAGATGATTACAGATCAAGAGCTCATAAGACAGACGATGGATTTTATATCACCATTTGGAAAAGGGCTTGGTTTAGGGTCCCAGGTATGCCAGATTAACGCTGTAGCATATGCGAATGCCATTGATCATTACATTAAAGATGTGCTGCGGAAAAAGTACTACTGCAGACATATGGATGATTGGTATGTGATAGTGGACACGAAAGAAGAGGCTGACGAGATTTTGAGAGATATTTCCAAAATGTATGCTGAAATCGGAATTGAGATGAACCCAAAGAAAACGCAGAAAATAAAGCTTTCACATGGCTTTACTTGGCTGCAAGACAGATATTTCCTTACAGAGAATGGAAAAGTTATACGGAAAGCTTCTCATAAGAGAATAGCACAGTACCGCAAGAAGTTAAAGAAAATGGCGGTCAAGGTGGAAAATGGCGAGATGGATTACAGCGCAGTTAGAAGCTTTTACGCATCCATATCCGGTTATTTAGCACACAAGGATGGATATCTTACAAAAAGGAGTCTTGCTAATCTTTATAATGAATTATTCATAGAAAAATTTATGCAAGGAGGAATGCGAGATGAGCAAATTTTTGCTACTTAACAAGTCTGATGTGATCATTGACATAGTAGATGAAGTACGCTATGTAAAAAAGAATGAGAACAATTTGGTGGTTCTGTGCCACCAGCATGATGCGCAGGGATACATCGGTTCAGATAATGAAACGATATATCCCAAGATTGGCACCCAGTTCCGCCCTTCGTATGATGATATTGCGAAGGAGAGTGCGGTTGATGAACTTCCGGAAGGCGTGGTTCCGTTGAGATACAAATATGACTGGGAAACATGCAAAATTGTGGAGAATGAAGACCCATATCCGGCAGACAACACAACACTTACCACCATAGCAGCTTTAAATACGGCCAATCTTGAATACTTGGCTATGATGACAGATATAAATTTATAAGGAGGGACAAAAATGCCAAAGAAACGAGTTGCAGAGCATAGCCCTAATTACGAAAAAGTAAAAAGATTTTATGATCGTAAATTATGGGATGAAAGAAAAGTCAGGGATGCGGTAACACATCCGGAAGGAAAGCCTTGGATTACAGAGGAAGAGTACACAGAGATAACAGGAGAACCATATAATGAGGAGTAATAATATTTTGCAAATTTGCGAAAAACAAGCAGAGATTATATCTCAGCTATCCAGCTTAATCCGTGTTATATTGGAGGAACTATCGCAATATCGAAGCGTAGAACAGGAAGAGGAACTTCTGAATAGGTTAGAAAAAGAAAATTCATAGAATAAGTCGAGGCATCGGTCAACAACCGATGCCTATTTTGTTGCGAAGGGAGGAAGAAACATGGATGACGTGAAACTTGCAGAGGCACTATCAGATCATAAACATCGTATCGGTTCTTTGGAACACCGCATGGAAAAGGCAGAAAATCTTATTGAGGAAATTAGAAATCTGTCCGGTTCTGTTCAACTGTTGGCACAGGAAAGCAAAAGTACGGGAGAAAAGGTTGACAATCTTACGGAAAAAGTAGAATGCCTTGAATCAGCTCCAGGGAAAAAATGGGGTACACTTCAAACGGTGGCCATCACAGCAATAACGAGCGGGGTTATCACTGCAATTTTATCGGCTATTATAGGTTTAATGTAGGAGGTGCTCATGTGGAAAAACTGCTCTTAAAAAGAGGTTTTACGGACAAGCTGTATTTTTACAATCTACGGTTTGCCTGGATCTTTACATGGGCATGTTTTGCCCTCACAGCGTTAAGCGGTGAAAAATGGCTCAATATTGCAGACATGTCCATCGTGAGCGCAGGATTGCCCGTGGTATGGGGCGAACTAAGCATACACACAGGATTTATCATCTGGAAAGCAAAGACCGAGAATTGTCGGAAACACAAAGATCAATCAAAAATAAAAGAATTGGAGGAAGTCGAACTATGAATACATTTATGAATTGGGTAACAGAAAATTGGTTTCTCATTGTTGCGTTGGTAGCAGTATCGGGCTGTGCAGGAGTAGCCATCTATAAATTTGCGGGACTACCCACGGAAAAGCAGATTAAGAAGCTTAAAGAATGGTTGCTTTATGCGGTTACTGTAGCAGAAAAGGAGCTGGGCGGCGGAACCGGTGCGCTGAAGTTGAGATATGTATATGATTGGTTCGCACGGACATTTCCGTGGCTTGCAAAAATGATTAGTTTTGAATACTTTTCTGAGATGGTAGACGATGCATTGGAACAGATGAAAAAGATGCTCGAAAGTAATAAGGCTGCTAAAGAGTTTGTGGAAAAGGAGCAGGTATGATAACTCTATTTCTACTGGCTTGTGTAGCAATTTACCGCGCAAGCCAGTGTATGGAAGGATAGGCTATGACAACAGTGAAGGAGGATTTAGTATG